CAACGCCATAGAGCCAAGCAACTCTTGTCAAAAATAAAACCAATAGATCCAGATAAATATTTAAATTTTTGTTATGATGCGGATTTTGAAGAATCAACCAAAATGCTATTGGAAAAATGAAAAAATTGATTTGAAACCATTTTTGTCAGATGATTTCAAATTATAAAAATGAATTCAGAACTAATCCACAGATACTCACCTAATCACGTTTTAATGAAATGTGCTATATCTGATTTGTTTACAACCAATATAAAAAAATGGAAATATAATCGTCCTCCCGATATTGCGCGATGTAGGGAAATCGCGCAATTCATTCTTAGTCGCCGCCCCACCATAGATTGGATGTTTTATGCCATCTATGAAAACAGCAATGACACCATCTATTTGTTGGATGGATTACACCGATTTACCGCGCTTCAAATCATCCATGATGAAAATAGAGAATCTCCCGGCGATATTTCTCACATATTGTCGCAGCATGTGATTATAAGCATTCGCATAGACGTTACCGACGGCGAGGCGATAGACCTGTTCCAACAAATAAATAAGAGCAATCCTGTGCCAGAATTGTATTTACAAAACGCGGATCAAGATAAGAAAACGGTCATTGAAGAAATTGCGAATAAATGGATGACCAATTATCGCGGACATTTTAGCACGAATCCCAGACCCAATGTGCCAAACACAAATCGCGATCGTTTTATTGAATTTTTGGATTCCATGTATCAAAAAATGGAATTGACAAGAGAAACAGGGCACAAATTAAATAATGAGCTCTACAAAATAAATGAACATATGCTGAAAAATCCGCCGCCAAAGTTAAGCGCAAAAACCCTAGAAAAATGCCAGCAATCGGGGTGCTATTTGTTCATTGTAAAACCGGATGTGTTGCTTGATATCTTGATTTAGTTATTAACAAATTACATAATTGGATTATTATTTAGTGACATGATGTTTTTTATTTACCACCATTATTAGAACCATTAGGAGAACCATTAGGAGAACCATTAGGAGAATCATTAGGAGAATCAAAATGTACTATTAAATTGTTACCGTCACCGTCAGAGAGAGATCTTTCAGAGAGAGATCTTTCAGAGAGAGATTCTTCAGAGAGAGATTGTGTAGATACCGAACCATTTCCTGATTGTGCAATTGTTTCAAGTTGCGTTAAATTAGGTACTGTGTCTTTTCCCTCTGGTGGGGGTATTCGTGATACATTAAAAATATATTTGTAAACTATTTGCCCCATTGAACTTAAAATTTCTTGTGTGGCGGCATCAATAATTCGTTTTTCATCATCGCTTATTTTTGTTGAATCAATATTTTTAAATCCATCTAATAAATTTATTTCTGGTATATCACTTGGAATTGCCAATTTAAGTTTAGTTTCGTCTTTGGCATTTTGAATTGCATAAGTATTAAAGTCAAAAATATATCTTGTGACACTCATTGTGTACGTTGTGTCCATAATTGCATAATCACCAAGCAATTGTCTGAACTGTTCACCCGAACCTAAAAATGCTGTGTTTGATGTACCTAAATACTGTATTTGCTGTTCTTTAAACATTTTACCAGTAATAGGTTGACTTATTGAATAATTGTATTCTTGTTGTAAAATTTTAAGTGGTCTATAATATTTTTCATATTTAGAATAAAGAAATTCTTTGAATTGTAAAATCTTCTTTGGCAAATATGCAGGATATGACAACATCCCGGTGTTCGCACTTTCTGTAATAGCTTTTTTGCCTTTTTCATATTTATCCCCTATAAATTCTTTTGCTTTAGAACCCTTATTTGCGACTGCGTCATATGAGGATGAAAGGAAATTTCGCACCTTTACCAAATGTCCTTTTGTATAGTTTACATCATCATCCACCTCACCATTAGTGGGATTATTAGTGGGATTATTAGTGGGATTATTAGTGGGATTATTAGTGGGATTATTAGTGGGATTATTACCACCAGTTGAACTTTTTTGTCCAGATAAATACACATTTTTTTCAATAATAGACATTCTAGTAAAAATATAACGAAACAACAAAAAATTGCCAGTTTCTAGCATAAATTCAACATCCGCCGCACATTGTGAATATTTGTATTCCGTATTATAAACAGTTTTATACAATGTGTCCAATTCTGTGAGTCTTTTGTGAATGCTTTCACAATTTAAAACACTACTATATGCGTCTCTGAATACTTTTTCAGGAAAATAACTAAGAGTTTTAAATAATAAATTATATAAATATTCTAACAATTTACCTAGTTTGGCTTTTGGTGGAATAGGCGTGCCTGTTTTTTTATAAAACATGTAAATAACATGAGCATCATTTTTTATGTAATTACAAACTGAGACAAGCAATCTGCTCAATTCTTGTAATTCTTTTTCTTTTAAATATAAATTGGAAATGTAAACTGTTGTTGATATCAGCGCAAATAAAATCACTAGTCCAAGACCAGTCGCGCTTATTGCTGCTACTCCTATTGTTCCAAGACCCAATGCTTTAGAAGCATAAGATAATGATGATAATGGAGCAGAAGTCGTGCCTCTCAACGCAGAACTTCCGGTCGCAAATAAATTGGCATGTAATGCGTCTTGTTGCGCATCATGAATTTCCCCTTTTGTCATGTCTTCTATTGGTACGTTTAATCCATCTTTTCCGATGGTTTTTGATAAATTGCTAATACCTTCAGATTGAATCGTAACCATGGCAACCATTGTAGCAAAGCCTCCAGCAACACCTAGTGCGGATTGCCCGGTGCCAAGAAGTACCACATCTTGTTGTTTGCTTCGCACGTTTCCATATTCAAGAACGGCGTCAGTAATGACGTCTTTTGATATAAGTTTAACACCATCTTTGCGTATGTCGGTTAAGCTCAAATATTCTGAATAAATAATATTAAAGTCTGCTAACATCAATTTATCAATATATTTTTTAATTAATGTCACGTCAAGCGATTTTTTATTAAAAAACTGATCAAGCAAAGTAATAATTTCTGGTTTTGCTTTTTCAATCTGGTCTGGTGACAAAGCTAACAAAGGTATTTTATCTTCTCCTACTCCTCCTCTTTGCATTCTTCGGATGCTTCGGGTTTTTTTATTACGATTATTTCTTCGTCGCGTGATTGGCATTGTATATAAAATTACTTATATTATTTTTGTAATATAAAGTAATAATTTTAAATTATTATTAATGTTATTTCTAAATGTAAAATATAATATTATTTTCAGATTCATTTATCATTACCCATATAAAAACAATTCAATTATAAATTCATTATCAATGGATCATTCTCACACCACAAATAGCATTTTATTGAATTATATTAAAACCAACAACCCTATTATAGATGCCATAATGATGACCGTGCTATTAACTGCGATCTCAAATCTTTTTTCATACTTTGATAAAATCAATATTAGTCAATTTTTTGGGTGGATCTTAAATTTCAGATTTTTTACCAACAAAAACATGATAGAATATGAAGGTAAAATATCATCAAAAACATGTGCGTATGATAGCACTCTTCATCAAACCGCATGTTTCAGTAACAACTTCAAGGCATTATGGAAACATATCATGGACACGGTTGAAACAAATCCTACTATTCATTCCATCCGAGAACATAATATGTCAAAAAACTCAGACGCAGACGTCAAAGGTCAGGTATCCATGTATGTAGTGAATCAATCCAACGATTTTTTGATTGACGCCGATCTTAAGATATATGCCAATGCCTGTAATGTTGTAGACACCGAAGAAGATACCACAACCAAGAAAAGCGGAAACAAATACAGCGCAAAACTGGAACGAATAATCATCCAATTATATTCAAAAGAAAGTTCTATAAGTGTTATGAAGAAATACGTGGATGACATAACGGAAAAGTATCTGGCATCCATCAACTCTTTCCGCCAAAATAAACAATATATTTACACATTGTCGCAGCTGAAAGTAGAAGACGACTCCTACGAACGCTGGCAAGAAACCCGGTTTGAAAGCACCAGATCCTTTAATAATTTGTTCTTTGAAAACAAAGACCGAGTGTGCGCCAAAATAGATCATTTCCTGAAAAACAAGGAGTGGTATTTTGACAAGGGAATCCCCTACACTCTTGGTATTGGATTACACGGCCCTCCCGGCACCGGCAAGACATCGTTTATTAAGGCCATAGCCAATTATACCAAAAGACACATTGTCTCTATTTCGCTGAAAATGATAAAGACCAAAAAACATTTGGACGCGGTCTTCTTTGAAGAGCGATACAATGAACAGAATCTGAAAGGCAGCATCACTTTTGACAAGAAAATCATAGTATTTGAGGATATTGATTGTATTGGCGAAATTGTCAAAGACCGCGCCAAGAAGAAGGCAGAAGCAATTGAAACAAACGAAAAGATCAAAAGTGTAGAGACTTTAATACTGGAAAATTTGATAGAAAAAGATACCGTGTCAATTAAACCAAGTTTGTTATCAGAAGAAGATCCCATCACGCTGGATGATATCCTGAATTTATGGGACGGCATTCGCGAAACCTCGGGGCGCATCATGATCATGTCGTCCAACCATTACAATGACCTGGATCCCGCCTTGAAACGCCCAGGTCGCATAGATATTGAGCTTGAATTGTCCTACACTTCTAGGAAGACAATTGGCGAAATATATGAGCATTTGTTTGATAAACCGATTTGTTCAGATACTCTTGAATTGATCCCGGATCGCGTTTATACTCCCGCGGAAATAATTAATGTTTATACAGATGTAGAACATGACCCCGATAAATTTGTGGATAAGTTAATTTTGCGCAAAAATGAAAGGAAAATATCGGATGATATAGTAGTTGTAGAATGAAATTTCCCCTCCGTTATTTGCCGATTCAATTGTCCCAAAAAGACAAAATAAAAGCAGCACAAATGCTTATGAAGTCTAAGAAGCTTTACAAGAAAGGCAAATATTATACTAGACAGAAGGTGAAGTCTTTTAAAAGTAAGCCGTCCAATCATGTGGCAAACGCGCGCCGAATATATGGAGTTGAAAACGTGTCACCCACTCAAGAATTAGCACAAAAGACTGGATGCTCTATCGGCGCCTTGGAAAAAATAGTTAATAAAGGCGCTGGTGCGTATTTCTCATCGGGGTCGCGGCCGAATCAAACTGCGCAATCCTGGGGTTTAGCAAGACTTGCTAGTGCTATTACGGCGGGCAAATCGGCGGCGGTTGATTATGACATTTTACAAGACGGGTGTGATCATAAAGGCAAAGCATTTATTCTAGCAAATAAGTCAAAGAGAAAATATGGATATGGCCATGGAAAAACTAAAAAAGTACAAATATAAATATAAATTATGTCTTGATTGTCTATAATTTATATAATGGATAGTGAAATCGCAATTGTAACTGAAAATGCGCAAATGTGTTATACTAGATTCTTTTTTAGATTTATGGTGGATGCTATCATTGGAGGAGCGGGGCCGCTTTTAATAGATTCCACTCCCGAACAAGAAATATTATTTAACACAAATATGTATGTTCGGTTATGTAGTATTGAATTTAATTTTGTAGGTGAAGGTAATATTGTGTCAGTTACAGTAGTGAATATTGATGAACAAATTTTTAAAATCAAATTGGAGAAAGATGGTTTGGCAACTGAATATCTCTCAAATAATTATGAAATAATTCATTTTGTTGATCCTGTTAATGAGAACGTGTTAAATATATTGCCTAATATTATGGCTGTTCCTATACTTCATAATAGAAAAGTTGTTTTTTTTGGGACATGTTACTCAATTGGATTTTAATATAAATATCATTTAATAAATGATATTTACTTTGAACTAAGGAAAATCTTATAACCCAAAATATTCTATTATGTCTTTTTTAGGTTCGTTTCTTATCTTTAACAACCTATTATTTTCATCCTTTAATTTTAAAATTTCAGATTCAAGTTCTATTATTTTATTTTTAAGAATTGTTACTTCCTCTATTTCTTTCTCCAATTCTTCTTTATCTTCCTCTTCTTTATCTGATTCATAATTTGGATCGCATTCTTTACATCCGTTGCCTAGTCTGCAATCATGACATCCCCATCTATTACACTCATCACATGGCCATCCATCTGATCCGCGGTCAACGTCTCTATCGCACCAATAACAGTTTCCATAACATCCACATAGATCATCGCCATTTTCACATTCTTTACACATAGAAACCGAACAGTCGCAACATACAGTGCGAAGACATTCTTTGCAACCTCTTAATTCGCAAACAAAACATTCGTCGGAGCATGTTTTACATAATGATATTTTGGGTTCTTTGATTTCTTCTTCATCGGAATCATCTTCTTTATTACAAAATTCGCATTCAAACATCTTTTCTATCGGAAAATATTTTTTACAGTTGCCACACTCGGTTGTCATTTATAAATATAATATCTTTGGGTTTATATTATATTTAATATATATATATGAAAAATAAAACACACAAGTGGTCGGACAAATACAAAAAGATCATAAATTGTACACCTTTTAACCTTTCAAACGCCGATTATATATTATAATTCTGCCTGAAGGGCAGAATTATTGATATATAAAGGTGATTTATCGGTGAAAAGTAACAGTTACCTAATAACATTAAAAGATGCCGTGGGGCAACCCATGGTTGCCCTACGGCATTTGAAATGTTAAAAGGTGTAAAAGGCCGCGCGGATTTTCTCAAAAACAACACTGCAAATATGGGAGAAACAAAGGCAAATCCAAAACGGCAAAAAAACTATAAAACTGTAAAATTTACATATATTTATCTTTAAACTCATCTACAGTCATGATGGGTATGCCTTTCTTGACGGCATCTTTAGTCTTATTAGACACGTCGTCTTTGCTTTTAACAATTAAAGCCACGGTGTTTTTCTTAAAAGAATCTTCCAGAGTTCCATTTACAGAAACAAGATAATCAATAATTGATTGATCTCGGACCTTTGTCATAACTACCGACTTTTCATATAAAGGATTTGCTGAATCGTAGGTTTTCTCTATCGGCTTCTCCAATTTTTCCACATTTAATTTACTTTTCAAATCGCATTCCTCCAAAAATTTCAAAAATATGTCTATGTTTTCACAAAAAGCCTCCGCATTCTTATGGATACCCGACGCATTTAATTTACTAATTTTATCGTCTCTAGATTCAACTTTAATTAAAAAGTCAGGATATGCGTCCATCAACGGTTTAAGAATCCTTAATCCAACCCCGCGTCCGAACTTATTAGAGGCCGCCATGATCTGAACTAGCGAGGCTGATCCCACTTTTTCTTTAATTGATCCATGTACTTTCTCTATCATCTTGTCTTTAAAACCTTCCACCTTTTCAAAATCCTTCGGCGTCATCTTCAGAATCTTCGGAATCGTGTCATATTTCGCCGCAATGATCCGCCTCGCGTTTCCCGTTGATAATCCTTCCACCTCCAAATCCGTGAAAAATCCCACGATATTCTTCTCCTTCACTGTAGCATCATCTGCCGCATTTTCTAATATGACATCCACCTTCGTCGGATTCCATATAAAAGCCACGTCGGGCATTTTTGCCTTTTCTGCGGGAATTAGCACCGACTTTATGTAGGGGATCACATCCCCCGATCGGATCAATTGTATGACGGCGCCCGGTCCAATCCGATTGTCTTCAATGAACTTGCCGTTGAATCCGGTAGTAAATTCTATATTGACGCCGCCAATTTTTACTTGCTCTACTTTGACTCGCGGTTTCAAGTACCCATCTTGACTCGCCTCCCACAAAACATCTAGGACTCGGGTCTCAGCCATTTGCTCGGATATGGCCATCTTGAACGCAAACGCATGTTCCGGATTCTTGTCAGTCCTTGCATAAACGCCATCATCCGCAATAATTATACCGTCAATTTCATACAAATAAGTCGCACGCCAATCTGTGACAGTATTTACGAGCAGTTGGCTTGTTAGTGAAGGCACCGCATTATATTTGACGACATTGTATCCGGCTTTTTCTAATGCGACCATCTGTTCGCTGGGTTTGATAGCGGGAAATACGACTTCATAGGCCACGAAATCTAAATCCACCAATACATTCTTGTCGGCCTTTTTAGAATTAATTATACCAGATACCATGTTGCGTGGATTGGAAAATTGGCTTTTATATTTTGCGTCAAATGTGGCCCGTTTCATGATAAATTCGCCCCTCACAACCATATCTTTTAATGTAGGCAAATTCATCGGTTTAATTAAATGGGAAATATCTTGGCCGACGGTGCCGTCGCCGCGAGTATACATTTTGGACCCACATATCATGCCGCTGACGCCGTCCAATTTACAGGAAATCACGTAGGATCCGCGATACTTTTTGGTCCAATTGTCTAGAATATTCATGTTATCGGGCTTGATCTTGTCCATGGAGGGCATATTGTAGGGAAGAGTGACCTTGTTTTTGCCGGCCACGGGTGCGCCAATTTCTTTGACGGTTTTATTATTGGGAAACTTGGATTTTATAAAATCAATTAGATCGTCGTATTCGGAATCGGTCATGATGGGTTTTCCTGAAGAATGATACGCGAAATTTGCTTTGAGAACCATGTCGGATAATTCAGCCTCCGATAGAGAATTTAATTTGTTACTCATTGTGAATAACAAATTAATGGTTTTATGTTTATATCTTTATTAGAACAGATTAAAGAATTAAGTACATCTATAACATCTATAAACATGTTTAAATTAAATAATAATCATTTGAAAATGGCATATGCGTGTTGGTGCGGATTGGGATTTTATCGCGGAACGAAAGCTTATAATTACTCTTACAATAAATACGACAAAGATGAGTCTTATATGTATATATATTCAATTGGCCATGGATGTAGGGGATCCTTTTATTATTTCCTTCCAATATTTTTGCCAATAATGATCCACAAAGAATTTTACAGATTGGAAGTTAATCTGAGAAATATAGAAAAAGAAAAAAAAAGTGGATATTACAATGAATTGTTGTTTTAATTAATTGTGGGTTCCGCCTCCTCAATAATAAGCTGAATTGTTTCCTCTACAACTGGCTGAATAACCTCTTCAACGACTGGCACAACAGTTTCTTCAACGACGGGAGCAATAACCTCTTCTACAATAGGAGAAACTACTTCCTCTACAACTGGCACAACAGTCTCTTCAACGACGGGAGCAATAACCTCCTCTACAACCGGAATAACAACCTCCTCTACAATCGGAGCAATAACTTCTTCAATAACGGGAGCAATAACCTCTTCAACGACGGGAGCAATAACTTCTTCAATAACGGGAGTAATAACCTCTTCAACGACGGGAGCAATAACTTCTTCAATAACGGGAGCAATAACTTCTTCAATAACGGGAGTAATAACCTCTTCAACGACGGGAGCAATAACTTCCTCAATAACTGGAATAACAACTTCTTCTAAAATAGGAGCAACTACTTCTTCAACAATAGGAGCAACAACTTCTTCAACAATAGGAGCAATAACCTCTTCTAAAATAGGAATAACCTCATCTACAATAGGAGCAACAACTTCTTCAACAATGGGAGCAATAACCTCTTCTAAAATAGGAGCAACAACTTCTTCAACAATAACTGGAATAACCTCATCTACAATAGGAGCAATAACCTCTTCAACAACTGGAGCAATAACCTCTTCAATAACTGGAATAACCTCCTCTAAAATAGGAGCAATAACCTCTTCCAAAACAACCTCCTTCACAACAATAGGAGCCACAATATTTTTAACGGGCGACATGACATTTTTGGGGGGGTTTTTTTTAAAATTGAATCCAAACATTTATATATTTATTTATTATTTTATTGCGGGGTCCAATTGCGAAGCAATCAACAAATGACTAAATATTACAAAAATTGATCCACTTTCACAAATGGAAACATCAAGTAAATAATAATAAAAATGTTTAAAATGGGAGGAATGTCATCATATACTAAAACGGGCAGGAAAATTGCCCTTGGCAGGGCTGTAGGCCGAAGCTTGGCCAGAGGAGGGGGGGGAGGAGGATCAAGTAGATCATATCCCAAATACAATATTGTAGTTACAGAGTCTAAGATAGAGATTTTGGACGGAATTCATATGAATGAAAACGGCGAATGGATGAAAGAAACACTTATCAAGTTGGTCCCGGAGGACCACCCTGACAATATATATACAGGCTCCCCTGAAATATGGGTTGACAAAAATAGACTAGAAACGTTTTATTTTGAGGAAGATGTCAAACGCGCGATTGATTCCGCATTGCCGATATATTTGTACGGAGACATCACAATTCGCGACGGAAAGATAATGATAAGAAAAAATTGTGATTTCTTAATTTTCATGATTGTTATTTGTTTATTTATTATGCTCTTTAAATGCGCATGAAAAAACATGTGAATAAATAGATTGTGAATAGTTAGTTGTTTTTTCATAAAAAAACGGAATCATGTATCCACAAAATTATTAGACAATAAGTATTTTAGCTGCCCGGTGTGCGGCATAAGCAGGATATTTCTCAGTCAATTCACAAATGACCATGTCCAATTCACAACTAACAGGAATGCCATATCGCAAACAGCAATCGCATTCACATTCGTCGTCGTCACCATCATCATCTATTTTGGTTGTGTCAGTTATAATTTTGGGTTTTCTATTTTTCCACGAATGCTCGTCATCAATTAATATTTCAGGGTATTTCAGCTCCAAATTAATAATCTGTCCCTTGGATTTTTTAATGAGTTTAGTGGTGCCTCGGTATAATTTCATCCCCATTTCAGTAGGGGAGCAATTGGCTTTTTCAAGCCGGGATTTGGACATATTCATTTCAGCGAGGAGTTCAAAGAAATTCTTACCGCCGAAGGAGGCGTCGCCTTTGTATTGGGTTTCTGTCCACATATGACGGGAATCATCTATCATAAAGAATGTTTTATGAGATCTGGGATCTTTGATATCATAAGTCCTTGTGAATTTGTCGGAGTCGGAAAGTTTAAACATTATTTTAAGTTATTTAGTTGTATTTTTTGATGGCCGATAGAGATCTCTCAAAATGAATCAATTTTTCCAAGGAACGAGTAAAAACATAGAGAATGTTTTCCAAGGAACGAGTAAAAACATAGAGAATGTTTTCCAAAGAATGAGTAAAAACATAGAGAATGTTTTCCAAAGAATGAGTAAAAACATAGAGAATGTTTTCCAAGGAACGAGTAAAACATAGTCATTGTCTATGTTTTCATTAGTAATTCTGCGATTTTTCATTTGCCTACAATGTATATCAAACAATGTGCGGAATTTGCGGATACATAGGATATGAGACATCATTTATTTATGGATATCTAGGAATATTGAAACTTCTCAATCGCGGATACGATTCTGTGGGAATAACCACCATCAATCAGGATAATACTTTCATGACACACAAATTTGCTAGTGATGATAAAGAAATGGCCGATTCCAAGATCATTCGGCAGCAGCATCTACATGATGGCACAGTTTCTATCCTACATTCACGCTGGCGCACAATCGGCGCAAAAAGCGACGTTAATAGTCATCCTCATTTGGATTGTCGCAATAAGTTTTCAATAGTTCATAATGGAATCATAGAGAATTACGCGGAGTTGCGCAAGATGTTAACAACATTTGGATATAAATTTGTGTCAGAAACAGACACTGAGGTAATAGCAAACATGATTTCATTTGAATATTCAAACTTGGATTATGATAATGCGAATCAAAAAGTGGGATATCATGATAATATTGTTAGAGCAATTCGCGAAGCGCTTTCGCAAATAGAAGGCACATATGCTCTCGCTATTCTGTGTATAGACACGCCAAATACAATGTATTGTGTGAGACATGGCAGCCCATTGTTGATTGGCTACAGTTCACGAAGTGGACCACATGAGGAAGGCAGTTCAGACAGTTCATTTATGATGGTTGCCTCCGAGTGCCACGGATTTGACCACAAGATCAAAAAATACGTATCATTGGAAAGCAATGATATAGTTTCCCTACATAAGATTGATGGAAAAGTAACTATGAAATCGCACGGCAAGGTAGAGTACAATCTTTTAACCAAATGCTGTGCGAATCTAACATCGGACGCAGTTTCACCAGCGCCATTTCCGCATTGGACAATTAAAGAGATCCATGAACAATCGGTTTCTTGTGTGAATGCCATAGGAAACGGGGGGCGCATCCCCTCAAATGAGGAAGTGAAATTGGGCGGATTAGACACAAAACGTGACGACATATTAAAATCCGAAAACATAATATTGTTGGGATGCGGCACATCATATCACGCTGGGCTTCTTGTAACGGCATTGTACAAATCACTCGGAATATTCAACACGGTTCAAATATTTGACGGCGCCGAGTTCACGGAAAATGATATGCCAATCAAAGGTCAAACATGCTACATTTTTATATCACAATCAGGAGAGACAAAAGATCTACACCGATGCCTTGAAATGATCAAATCTACAGATGGTAATAAAATAATTATTGGAGTAATAAACACGGTGGAGTCATTGATAGCGAGAGAGGTGGATTGCGGAGTGTATTTGAATTGTGGGCGAGAAATGGCGGTTGCGAGCACGAAGGCGTTTACATCGCAAGTGATTGCGCTTTCATTAATTGCCGCGTGGTTTTCTCAAAACACTATCTATTCGCGAAAAGTGAATGATCATGTGATTCCAAAAATCCGACGAATGCCGAATGATATTTTGAAGACGATAGAGACAAATGCTGAAATGTGTAAAAAAATAGCTGTTTATTTGAAAAACTGTCCAAGTATTTTTCTATTAGGGAAGGACACCTATTATTCGGTGGCGCGCGAAGGTGCGCTTAAATTGAAAGAAATCGGCTACATCCATGCGGAAGGATATAGCAGTGCGGCCCTTAAACATGGCCCATACGCGCTTTTAACCCCCGGATTCCCGGTGATTCTATTTGTGCCGAATGATGCGACTTTTACGCGGAATCAAGCAATTCATGATGAATTAAAATCGCGTGATGCTATAATTATCGGTGTCTCCGATAGAGAATTGCCGGAAACCTATGATTTTTCATTAATAGTTCCTGCCAACAGTTATACAGAAATCCTGATGACAATTTTGACGCAAATGATTGCCTACTATTTATCGGTAGAAAAAGGCATCAATCCCGATTACCCGCGGAATATTGCCAAGGTTCTAAGTACGGATTAGAACCGAAGAATAAAAATAACATAGAGTTTTATTTATTAATAATACAAATAAATAAAAATGATAATTGGACTATGTGGTTCACAAGGCGCCGGAAAAGACACCGTCGGAGGCATATTAGAATCCAAACATGGATTTGTGAAATTGGCATTTGCGTCGGCAATAAAAGACATCTTATCCGCAATATTTTCTTGGCCTAGAGATATGTTGGAAGGATTGACCAAAGAATCCCGCGAATGGAGGGAAACCCCGAACAAATATTGGTCTAACAAATTAGCAATTCCGGATTTTTCGCCGAGAAGAGCCATGCAAATTGTAGGAACGGATTTGTTTAGAAATCATTTGAACCAGGATATTTGGATAAACATTATAGAAAATAAAATAATAATGTTGCGTGAATCCGATCCCAACATAAACATTGTAATAACCGATTGTCGTTTTGAGAATGAATTTGATATGATTCGGAAATTTTCTGAAGCACGCATAATTAAAATTGTCAAAGACACTCATGTTAAAATAACAGCAACACATTCAAGCGAGAATGACTGGACAAATGTAGATTGTGAAATTTTACAAAATAACGGATCCATTGAATCACTTAGATTAGCTCTTGATACCATAATTTATTCGTCTCTATCGGCGTCTTCTTCGTAATAGGCGCCGTCCATATAATTGTCACCTAAACCACTAATATCATTGGCTTCTCTATCGGCATCGGCATCGGCTTGAGCTTCAATGTCTGCTTGTAAATCATTGACATCGGCCGCTGTGTCATTTGTTGTAGCATTAGCCATCATCTGACCCGACACTTCTTTATCATAAGTATTAGCATCATATTTGAAAAGTCCCTTCTCATTGCCGGCGTTCCAAGCGCCGATGCGATACGTCTTGAGCAAATTTTCTACACCGCGATCTTCAGCATCTAAAGTTTCAAACCGATCGGTAATGGTTTTCTTCTCGGCTTTGCCCGCTTTATAAATCTTGTCTGAAAGCTCAGTATAATTAAGATTAATAGTTGATTTGTTTTCCATGTCAATCTCTATCAGAATGGTGAATAAATCACACACACGTTTCTTAAAATCTTGTTGTTTTCCCATGACAATATCATATTCATCGGCTCCTAACAGATCTTCAGCAGCGTCTTCGTCATCCAAAGCCTTAAACGCATCAGGTTCTTCGGCATTTCGCCGCGCCTTTTTAATATGAATCATTTCCATTTTAACATATTCCTCTTTGCTACTATCAATGATCAAATCATGAAATAGAGAATAATACGCATAAATATGTAAAAGTTGGACGGATTCTCTATCAAACATGAGATTCTGGTCGGAAAATATAGGAATATTAGAAATGAACAAATTCAAATTGATCAATAAATCCGTATTGCTTTTGAAAAAATCGCACATTATAGAGCCGGAATTCTTCATGAAACTATCTAATTTGGCAAACTTTTCAAGAGAAAATCTTAATAACTTTTTTTCGTGATTTTCGGAAAATTCCCAGTGTTTTTGCGATCTAGCTAGGTTCAATGCTCTCTTTTCACTTATAGAATAATCATGATCAGTATCATTGTTACACAAAACAGATGAAACCACCTTGGTAATAAAATGTACGCAATTTCGCATAAATTGCGACGATTTAAACATGATTTCGTTATCATTTTGACAAGTCCATGCCCCTACATTTGCCAAGAACGTTTTAATCTTGTTTTTATCACGTTTAGTAAGAGAACTATTATCAACAACGTGTTCATCAATGACTGCTAACATATTGCGGTTGGTGCGTTTCAAATATTGTTTCAGTTCGTTGACGGTGTCTTTTTTATTAGGACTAGTTTTCAAATATTGGTCAATAAGCGTCGTCAGTATTCGGTGAAGCGGTTGATCTATAACATTCTTTTCCAACAGGTGTTCTAATAAATCGGAGAAACCCATGACCGGATTAGTAACTTCATCTTTACTACTCAGATGTACAATGTTTCTATGTGCCACAATCTGCATCAAATCTTCCAATGATTTATTATTATGAACTTTGCCATGTTTCTTCATCACTTCAATTGTTTGTAATAAATCGGCGCCTTTCTCTATCATCGGTTTATCATCCTTCTGATAAAATCGCTCCAAATCATCCGGCACAGGCGCGTCCACATTCAGCTTACAATAGTGAATAAACGCCTCGTATATTGCCTCCTCTGAAAATTTGTCATTAGAGATTAATGGCGATTTCTTGCCTTCAATCTTAGGGTAGAATAAATAAGGCGCGCGACACAATGTGACAGTATCATTGTAAATCATGCTGTACATTTTCGCAATGTCAATATGTTTTTGAATATTCTCATTTGCGGCTTTAAAAAAATCAATTGCTTTGGATTGCCCGTTGTCTTCGCAACACGCATTCTCTAAAAACACAATCGTACCAGCGCGCAGAATCGCATCTTTGCCAGCGGTAGCCACAATTTTATTAATAGATTCAACTACGCTGTAGGAATTACTGATGATTTTTTGAAATATCGTGCCCAACATTTGGCGTTGGCTAGCATTGCCTTTTTTCATCGCATTTGCCAATTCTTCTCTGAATTCCACCGAAACACCCGGCGACGTTTTCTTATCAGCCACCGAGAATTTAACAATCGGCGGCTGAAACTGCGTCCATTTAGTTATGTCATGTGACACAGGAATTTCATCTATATCGGTTGGCTGCTCTTTTTTGCGCAAATAGAGATCGGCCACAGTTGGATGTAATACAATGCGTTTTGTCATAAGTTCCATGAGACGGGTCAAGATGCCGTCGCGTTTCTGGTTAGAAATACTATTCCAAGGTGCGACTTGACTCTTAATATTATCAATTACGCAAGCTACATATTTGAGACCCACCGTGTTTTCCTCGCCGGCTTCAAGCGGATATCCGCCAAAACTGAATACGCACCCAGGAAAAGTCTTCTTGGGTTTAAATGAAGGGACCGCTGTTTGAATCGCGACAAATGTCATACAAGCCGTATAGTAAATCTTGTTTTGATCTATATATGTCTGGTAAGACGCAATCTTAATATTCTTCTTTGCGGCTTTATCTTGCCTGGTCTTGTAGGCATCCGCGCTATCCAAACTCTTTACAAATTCCACCGACAATTGCATGATACGTTCTTCAATGACTTCAAAATCCACCGACATGTATTCGCAGAGGGCACTGGCAATATTGTAAATGTGTTGGGTAGTCTCGTCTTCAAATACTTTTTTGCCGGATTTGGTTTTGCGTCCCAATACATGTTGAATATCGGCGTCATCGCTGGAAGATTCAACCGATTTAAAATAGCCCATATCATCGGCAAAATCAATACTTTTAATAACATATCCACTGTGTTTGTCCACGATAGACTCCTGATCTTCACTCAGTTTACCGGAATGTCGGCAAATGCGATCCAGCTCGGCTTCATAATCATTGCCGTTCACGTAGCAGTGCGCCAAATCATAAAAGAACTTGGGTAATAATTTCACGTTGGTATCAACGCAATATAGCCACTGTAATGGCTCGTCATTTACAGCATCACGGCAAAAATTATCGCGGAATCGCAGAATATCAGCGCTCCTCTTTACTATATCAGATTGACTCAATATGTAATCACGCAGCCCCTCATAAGGCGATTGAATACCAAACCCAGATTCAATGATTTGCGTTCCTAACATGTAGGCATAAATATCGTGTTGTTTGGCGTTACTTTCTTTAATCCATTGGATTTTTTTGAGTAGGTTCATGTGATATTTCGCGCGGTTTTTAAGATGGGTTTCCATGTCGCCAACCGCATATTCAACAATTTCATCAATGTGTTTGGATTTAATTTTGGACTTTTCTTCAAACATTTCAAAATCATTTTCATCAACATCATTGTCAGGTATCCAAATATTCTTACGTCTGACATAAAACGACACTTTCTTGCGCGCATTTTCTTCTATTTCAACAGCTTCTTTATCCTGTTCTTTAATTTCTGTTTTTGAAGTGGGAACAATTGTCAACATGGCATATTTGCCATCATTGATCCTGCGTTTTTTGGCAATAAGTGTCAATGCCAATTCTTCCGCGGTTTCCGGTTCAGCATCGTGTTTCTCTATTAAAACCAATTTCAAATAATCAATGAATTTCTCAGGCAACATCTTCTTTTGATCCTCTTCATATTTGGACATGATATTGTAGGGGGTATTATCAAATTCTTTGTCATACCAAACATCTTCCGTGTTGTTATCTTTCAACATATCGCGAACGGAACCATATTTTTTGGCAATCTTATATTTAGATTCAAACATGTTGCCAGCGCCGGTATCATTTTCCAAATTTTTGACCAATTTTGCCAGATCAGGTTTAAATAGAGATCCCATCATGAGTGACACAGTTGCCATGTATGCCGCTCCGCCATCCGTAATCAAAATGCGATTAAGCGTTTCGGTGCCATCAACGTCTGACTCAGACAAACGATAACGTTCCTTAATGGATTTTAAAAATTCGTAGTTTTCGGTGAGAACCCGATAGAGAACATTCGGAATTCGCGAAGATTCGCCATCATACTGTTTGTTTAACAATTCTGTGAATTCGGAGCCCTTGGATGCCATATCGGCCTTGTATTTCTTAACCATTTCTTTGACATGGAATCGGATTTCATTATAAGCGCCGCCCTTCTGACCATCTCCTTCTTCGCCTTTGCGTTTATCTTGCGCGGTCTTTGCTGAGTATGTGATGTTGTCAGCATATATCATGAATGGTTCATAAAAAGAAATCATGTTGTAAAAACTATAAGGATTTGGGACTTCTTCGCGTAACATGTGAATGATGGAACGGGATCTCGGAATCACATTATTCAAAAGCTCGTCATAGTTAATTTCTTTGTTGCCATCATCGGTAGAAAACCCAATCATTTTTGAGGCAAAATAAGCGCCGTCTATATCTTCATAATCTATTGGTTTTTTGGCCGATAACTTTTCCACATTGGTTTTTGTTCTTAACAAATTGAAATAGTATAACCAATTGTGACTCAGATTGACGCGGTCAATTACGCCGGTTCCAGGCAAATCCACGCGCGAGAAATGTACCGCTGAATTGGGCAACATCAATAGAGATTTGACATTTGCTGAGTCATTCTGGGTCATTGCGCCTCTCATATAAACGGTTTTGCCGGATTTCATAGTATGTTCAAGCATTTTGCTCATGCCAAGATTGTATTTTTGAATAATGAAACGGCGATTTTTCACTTCATACATCTTGGCGACGGCTTGACCTCCGTTATGTTCAACCAGTTTTAATACTTTTGAAAAAACATTACTGTAATAATTATCAAAATTGTCAACAATCATATCCAAATTGGTTTTCACCTCTTTCTTATTAGCATTTTCAATATTTGTGAATGGTGTAAAATTATCATTGATATTTTCATAATAAGCAGAATAGGTTTCACTTGATGCTTGTTTTTCCGTCATTTCCATGACATCAAAAACATTACCTTTTTTGTCCACAAAATCATTTTCAAACTCTTCATCAACGCCATAGAATTTCATTTGTTGTTTGACTACCGGTAGCAACCATCTAAGATTCACGTCCATTTCCTTCAAATGCTCAACCAATGGTTTGTAAGCCGCGTCAAAATTCTTGTATCCAGTTACATTACCATTCGCGTCAAATTTGGAAAACTGTTCTCGCAACTCTTTAAATCTGGATACAATTGTCTTTACGCGTTGTTTGACCCGCTCAGTGCGTTTATTGGTAGGAATAGTAGATAACAGCTCATCCATCAGGTCATTGAGCTGAATATCAATGCCATATTTTTGTTCAGATCTCTTTACTTCTGTGCGTATCTCTATTTCCTCCTCTTCACCGAACACAATATCTTTGGCGCTGAAAATAAGGTCCTTCATAATATCATTGAAATTGGGATCCATTTTGGGATTTTCGGGAACAATGATGGCAATTTCGCCGTTGGGCATAGTTTCCATGGAAGCCGTTTTGGAAGAATCAAATGCGGGTATTTCACCTTCTTCTGACATATCATCCATCATTTTTCTTAAACTACCCTTGATAGATTTGGGTATTTCACGAAGAACGATTTTCTCTATTGGCAAGAATCGGGGAATGCCCTTGTATTCAAAATTAATATAGATCATGTTAACATCAGGATATGTCATAACTTCAATCATATCCTCGTCCACGTTGGTGATTTCACCGGTAATTACGGTAGGCACTTCGCCGTTAAAATGGACATTAATCCATTTGCCAACTATCAAACCATTTTGTCTGGCATATCCTTCGTCGGGTGCGCGTGACAACAGATGGATGCGTTTAATAGACTCATCGGTTAATTCTCCGGAATCGTATAATGACAAAATATGCTTAAAAGCGGTATTTACATCTAAAATCTCTATCTCGGCATCGTCAATGTAATTAATATAAAACGTCTTTTGATGGTATTTTGCGTTGGCAGGTGATACTAATTCAATGATGTCTCCTAATTTCAAAACCAATTGATTTGAATCTAATGATTTTTCAGATGATTTATCGGATGATTTGTCAAATTCGTAAGATCCATCACTCCAATCTACTTGTTCTTCAAATTCTGCCATTAATACGATATAATATATAAAAGTATATTCTTTGTATATTACAAAATCAATCAAATCTATATTTGGAAGAGAAATAGGCAAAATATAGATACGATTACTAAATCACAATGCAATGAAAATCGCAAACATATATAAAGATTTGTCAACAATTATAGTATCAAAAATGCTCTCTATTGACACAACAAAAATCCCTCCATTTGTAAATACTGCTACCAAGAAAAGTGGCGACCAAACTTACATTGTGCGAACTCTGGATTCTGACTTTATATCAAACCAGGATATTTCAAACAGGATTTATAGAAGTATGATTTCTGATGAAAATGACAATATAATCTCTATCGCCCCCCCAAAATCATTGCCCAATGACGATTTCTTAAAAGCTAATTTCTCAAATTTTTCCGGCAAGATCATTTCAGATAGCATCAAGGCTGAGGAAATCATTGAGGGAACCATGATTAATTTGTTTTATGTAAAGTCCATCGGAAAATGGGAAATTGCCACCAAGAAGAGTGTAGGAGGCAATTATCACTTTTTTCGCAACCAATATTTCCCTGATTTAGTAGAAGAGCAAAAGACGTTTTTACAGATGTTTTTAGATGGATTTAACAATCCGGAAAAGACCTTGGATGAATGCGTTCGCGCAATCCCTGGATTTGATGAGTCGTTTTGTTATTCCTTTGTTCTCCAGCACCCAGCCAACCATATTGTTGTGCCTGTTATAAAACCCGCCATTTATTTAGTTCATGCGTGTCAGATTTTGACTAGTTCTGATGGCAAACCCGCCTACAAATATGTAGACCCCGATCGCGGATTATTCAAGGACACATGCGTCCAATTTCCGAGAAGATACAATATTTCTTCTGAAACGATTGATAGATCATTTGACAGTTCCGATATAATTTTCAGTGGTCAAAAATATTACGAAGAATTATTTGAAAATGTGAAGAAGACGATAGAGAATCCGCTGAATTCTCATATGATTCCGGGAATTATGATAACACAATTGGAGACAGGATTTCGCACATCATTTGTTAATGCCAAATATGCCGAGGTCAAGATTTTAAGAGGCAACAATCCGAATCTGCATTATCAGTATTTGGTTTTGAGAAAGATTGGCAAGGTAGCCGCGTTTGAAAGGTATTTTCCCCAATACAAGATATATTTTGATCGTTTTGAGACGCATTTTATGGCCTTTGCTACTAGAATACATCAACTGTATATCAATGTCCATGTTTTGAAGATAACCACGTTGGCGGAATTGACCGACAAGAAAGACAAGTATCATGTGGAGAAACTACATTATGAGAGATATTTGCCGATGCTTAAAGCATCCAAAGATCTTAAGGAACTTAAACCTAAGATCACACGCAAAATCGTTATTGAATATCTAGACAGCGAGAACGTTATGGTTCCTCTTGGAACTTATGCGATTAAGCTGATGTAAATAATAATTTTGCCTATTTCATTTTGCCCCTACAAATATGTAGTGGTAAAATATCATTAAACCTCAGCCAAATCATTAAAAATCACAGACAATTTACATAAATTATCAATATAAGTCACAATATATGCTTTGTTTTTAGGATTCTCACAAATCTCTTTGGCAGGCTGACGCACAGTATCAATAATATCCATGATTTTTGCCGAATTTTTAAGTTTTGTCAAATCCTCCGTATAATCTTTCTCAAAGAAAAACTCCACATCACCCTTTTCAATGACATCCTTGTATTTCATGTAAACAAACTTGTGCCAGCATTTCACCAATATGGCTTTGTTCACGTCCGTCAACAAACGAAATGAATTAAGTGATGTTTTTATTGATTTATTATCCGGCAACACTTTTAACATGTCGTCCAAAAATTCAAAGAAATGATCATTGAATGAGCGTATAATTGTGGGTCTGTCAATGGATGCCATTGGCTATTTATTTTTAATATAATTTTTGTTTTATATTTTTTTCAATTGTTTAACTAATTATTTGGAAAATGGATTATATGGCGGCGGTTGAGGACTGATTCCCAACTGCGAATCTTGCGTTTTGCGCATCTGTTCAAAATTTGCGAAAGCTGAATTGTCCCCTTCTTTGATTTTATTTGAAGCATATTCCTCCGGCGGTGTCATAATGCTTTGTCTGCCACTATAACTATCATTCAATGAATTCAACATTTGACCGCCCGTTCCAAATCCGCCTAAAGTATATCCCATCGGTTCGCCATTAAAATTGGTTGCCGCCATTTTGTCATTTACAATGCGCTGCTCATAATTTTTCAATATTTCGTCTCCATAAATAACACGATACTGCTGTTTCACCAAGAGAATCGCAGGAACACTATGAACATTTGGAGGCATCAAAACCCGATCACCATTGTCTAAAACCACAAACATCTGATTTGTATTGGGGTCCCGTCCACGTTTGTCTAAACAAATAAAATTAATCTCATTAGTTAAATTCGCTTTTACCAATAATTGCAATACTTTTTGACTATGTTTACAATAATTGCTGTAGTAAAAAATGTTCTGCGCCATTATATTTAAAAACGCCGAAAAATTGTTCTCATTTTGAACTCATTCTCACAGAAAAACAAAACAAACAAACATAAACAATTATCCAATACTTATGCAATGAGCACAAAAGTCAAAAAAAATGATAAATCCACAATAGTTAGTTGGGTGTTACATGCTTTGAAAATAGTGCTCGGCGACGAATCCATACGTGAGGAAATCATCATGCATTATAATCCAGATTTACACAAAGGAAACATCACAAAGCTTAAAAAAATCGGTAATGTCAATCATGATCATCATGTTATCACATTCAATGCTTTTATAGAACCTGGCAAGACCCGCGAAGACAAGATGGACAAAATCCAAGATTATTTGGAAAAGATTGTGGAGATGTCAGGCACTGTGGCATTCACTGCGACCAATGTACAGCAAGATGAGAATGATTTTGAGACGCATTTCCAGTCATTTATTGTGGACAATGACGCAAAAACGGTTTTAATGATTGATCCAGCATATGACAAGAAAAAAAGATCGGGAAAAGGTATTTATCATGCCGAAGTGGCGCGAGAAATAGTAAAACCATTATTCAAAGTGTTGAATATGGATTTGGAAGAAGAAGATGAATACAAAGTGAGATTCTTGAAATTGAAGAATCCGGCGCAAATCGCACATGACGATGTGTTTTGCCAATCATGGTCGCTTTTCATATTGAATTCTCTCTTAGAAAATGACGCATACAAAACCACACGAGAATTTAAAATCCCGGCATCACAGACAGATAAATACGATATGATCCTTAAATTTTACAAACGCATATTTACTGATATTCCGAGTTTGCGTGGATATTTGAAAGCTGAGTATGAAGGCGAGGTTGTTGAGGATGATTTGTTAGAATCTGATCCTTATAAGGTTCTCATGAAAATGACCAAAAAGGACATGGCTGTTTGAAAAATTGATCTCTTTTTTTCAATCCTTTTGAAAAACATAAAAATAAAACATATTTACTAAAACAAAAATGACAGAAATTCAAACACAATACTGGCAGGTTAGTTGGAACGCCAAGAAATACGACTATAAGAGATTAATCCATGATTATCAAAATGGACGACACGCCGGAATAATTACAAACGCAAAGGGCATGGCAAAAATGAAAGTTCTTCCGCAAATAAATGATTGCGTTTACGTTTCGTGCGCCAAAAAGAAAATAATGAAATGCCGAGTCGTGTCGGAGTTTATTTCAAATGACGCCGGAAGCACCGACGAATACAGCATTGGTCCGACGAGTTCGCGGCCCCACACGCACAACAATACATTTCTGATGCTTCAGATTGTTGAGATTTATGAAAACCCAGAACCCCTGAATGGCTTCCAGCGAACATGGGTTAAATATAGAAATTAATATATTTGTATATTTATTATTTGTGTATTTTGTATAATTTAATTAATTAAAAAACCATATCAATAACAATAGGGAAGTGATCCGAGTTATAGGTGCCGCAATATTCCGAATAGGGATGCGGCATGGACACTTTTTTTATTTTACCGAACAAATTCGGCGTCATCAATACATGATCTATCATAGACATCTCATTTGGCGTTGATTTACAATCATTATTCGGATCCCACCAATCCGTGTATCTCTCGGTCTTATCAATCAGTTCCGCCGAGGTCTGCATCAAGTATTTGCCTTTATGATCCCCCGCATTGCCTTTCAAAATCTCCAGGACCTGCGACGTCGGCTTGTCATTATTGGAATCCAGCGTTATACCGTCAAAATCGTTCAAATCACCCATCAGAATAATGCCCACATTAGGATTGCCATTATCCAACAGCTGGACAATTAAGTCTTGTAAGACCGATGCCTGTGCCTCGCGTGAAGCACATCGTGATGGTTCCGTTGGAATCGCCAATAAATGCGCGCCAATCAAATACACTGTTAGAGATTTAAGCGTTCCGCTACTGTCACTTTGTGACACAACCGTGTAACTGGTATAATAATGTTTGGATACTCCGGACGATCCGGTTCCAGTATAATTACAATGCGACCCGACAACAGGATATGTGTGCGTCTCACTAGATCGCTGTAAATTCGCAGATGGAGTGTATTTGGTCATAAGTCCGACGTTTTGACCGGTGGATGTGTCGGTGCCAAACAACAAATATGTCTGGTATTTATTGCCAAGAAGCTGGTTAAGTTGGTCTAATTCATAGCAGCCCTCAACTTCACATAGATTCAAAATATCGGGATTGTATTCAGAAACAACGTTTGCCAAGTTTTCCATGTGAATGGTGGCGTCATTCAAATTCGCCCAGGAACAACTAGTGCCGGGACAACCGTTGTAGGTTTTCAGAAAAAACCACTCTACATTATACTGCATTATTCGCACGGGCGTTCCTGTTACAATTGAAGTTGGACTTGTTGTTGTCGGCACAACATAACATTGCGTATCATTGGAATTGGCTTTAACAAGCGCACTCAATAGAGAAACAAATAAAATAAGAGATAATAACATTTGGATATATACTATCTAAATATTATACCATTTTGAAAAATAATAATTCATCAAATTTAAAATTCAAAATCGGACCGAATGAACATTTTTGAAATGTCGGGTTCAACCAAAGTGTAGTCCATTTTCTCCAATTTATAACCCTTCTGAATTAATTGATTAATTCCATGTTTATGTTTAATCATTTCCATTAAAGGATATTTCAAATCACGCAGCGCGGCAATTTCTACCCGAAGTTCGTTAATTTGTTTATCCACGGCATCGCGCAAAATCGTTCTATCGCTAGTTTCTTTATATGTTTCAATCATTTTACGCACATCTTTGAGAATATATTGAATTTCGCTCGTCTTTTTCTTAATTATTTTTTCGCGAATGGGATCTTTCACTATATTTTCCTCATATTCCTTGTAAGTATTGTGCATAGCCTCATCCGCTTGATACATTTCAAGCTCTTCTTTGAACTTTTTAGACGATGCAGTTTCCGAAATATAATTGAAAAGTGTATCCATTTTCAAACGCATTATATTCTCCTGCTTCTCATCCATATCATCCTTCGTGATTTTCAACAAATACGGAACATCAGCCACTGTGCCAAGTGGAATGGATATATTCAGTTTACATTGTTTATTCGCGGGAGCGCCGCATTCGGCGCGAAGAGTGCCGTTTTGTCGCCAAAACCGTGTGCCGCCATTTTTATGACAATTGACACATTTTCTAGGAAGTGCGCGCACCATTTTCTTCTTATCGCGAACATCAATTGGCAGTTGTTGAATCACGCGTATTTCATCTATTCTTTTATTTTCATAACGACTCTTAAACATGTAATAGTAATCCAACGTGTTCTCTACCACCATGTTATCAGATGGCTCTCCTGGACTAACAGGAGAAACCGGTGTGTGCGGATTTATAGAATTTTGATCATCATCCATGTAGGAGACGTCTACCCATGAATTGTGGTCACACACAAAAGTCGGATCACTTACTCCAGATATAGGCACATTCATGATGCGTTCCATACCAGGATTGTTCCTACAACTGATGTAAGTACAATTAGGCGAATTCTGCATATCCAATTCAACAAGAAGGTTATTTTTAATTTCCAGCGTTGTAAGATTTGGAGGTAGATTTCCTAAATGTCCACTGAGTTGATTGTCGGCAATGTAGAGTTCTTCCAATTTCGGAAAATGATCGGGATTGAATTCGGTTATTTTGTTATTATTACAGCTACAAATATTGAGATTCTTCAATTCGGCGGGAAGATGAGTGAGGGCATTTTGGTCAATACGGAGGATGCGAACTGTGGTGGGAATGTTATTTAGTTCAGTGATGCCGCCGTCAACAAAAGACAGTTCGGTGGGACGATGATCAGGCACGTCCAACGAGCGCAAATCAATGGGTCCTTCTAGACTCATTGGAATATGGCATGTCTCAGAATTAGGAGATAATTTATTGACAAATTCTTCAAAGGCTTGTTGCGATTCAGACATTCTATATTCTCATAGGATAATAATTATCATTAATTCTATTTTGACACATAATAATCCATGTCAACAAAAGGCAGATTAGTGATATCAGAGAATGTCGCACGTTTTTTGTCATCTTGGTAGCTGTGAATTTTGGACATGATGATTTGTTGATCCCTCATCATTTTATTATAATGTTCTTCGGGGGATGGTTTAGACCGGTATCTATAATAGAGAAACCCGCCAAAAATCAGAAAGAACAAGGTTCCCACAACAATATTTAGAACCATTGAATATGTTTTCATCTTGTATTCATGGGTTTTTTTAAGAGCATCTGATATAAAATACTTGACAGTAGGTTCTACTAAACTTGGAATTGATGTATTTTCCTTTTCCATTTACATATTTTCACTTGATGTTTTATTTGTGTGGCAATCACGCAGATATTATTATCCAAAATAGTATATAAGACAAATGTTTGGATATTTTGCCAATAATAAATATGAAAATTTTGCGACATCAACTACTAATGATGATTCACGCATACAAAGAATATTTGACGCTGAAAATAAAGCACTTACGCAAATTAATTCCACTGGTGAATCCGCAGCCGCTGAAATAAAAAAGAAATCAGATGATGTAATGTCACAGGTTAATAAATCCACGAATGACGCAACGCAACAAATCATTGGAAAAATAAATGAAAAATACAATGAAGTGGAACAAAAAATTCCATCATTAGCAAAGGACGGAATTGATAAAACTGTTAAACAAGCGGTTGATAATGTAATTAAAGATTCTGAGCCTATTGCTAAAAATTTGGTACGTGATTTGACAGGTGTGTATAATTATGGAAAAACCAATTATAACCAATCAAATATTTATGAAAATATATCAAAAAATGTGCCAAAAAAAATATCCAAAAATAAAACAGCATCAAGTTTGATTTTTCTTGTTTTTGTCGCATTTGTCGCAACGTCTGTATATGGAATTTACAAATTTAAATATGACACAACTTACGTGAGTGAATTGATAGAATCATTTGCTGCCGGAAAGCCAGCCACATCATCAAAAATGTCAAGCTTCGGTAAAGGTCTTATGAGAATAGCAATTATATGCGGAGTAATAATATTATGTATTATTGTGTTTAAAGCAGGTGTTTTAAAAAAAAATGTCAGATCAAAAGAAGCTCTTGATATATTATCAACGGTTGCTGTAATCACTGTGCCAATTGTTGGAATCACAATGATGACTATTGAAAACTTGCCTCTTATGATGCGAACATTTGAAAATACAATTGGATATTTTTTTATCAAAGGTTCCGATTTATCAGAGTGCACAACAAAATTATTTCAACAAGGAAATTACAATGATTATAGCGTCGTGATAACGCAATTGTTTGAAGAAAATTTCACATATTACTTAAAATGCATGAAAAAAGATTTTAAAGCTGAAGGAGACACAATAAATTTGAATCGGTTTCAAAACGTATTTTTGAATGAAGCATATTTTGAAGGCGATAAATTGAATGTTGAGAAATTAAAAGATCCCACGGATTCATTACACAAATTATTGGAATTTGTTGTGAAAAAAAGATTTATATCTCATATGTCATGGGTTGCTTTCAGCGCAATTTATGCTTTATATATATGTAATTTGACTTTGTTATAATAATGTGAATAAATATATTGTCGGAGTAATTTATATATTTAATAATGCGAATTACAAATAATATTGTTATTGCGATTTTTGCAATATTGGTTATATTAATGATTTTCATTTTTGTCATTATCAAACACCAAAATAATGAAAATTTTGAAAACGCACAAAATAATGAAATGCCATTTGTCATTATTTGTTGGAACAATTTAACATTTGTGAAAAGATTTGTGAATCAATTGAAGAAATACAAGAGAAAAATCATAATATTGAATAACAAAAGTGATTACGCACCAATATATGATTATTTTGACGAAATCAAAAAAGAATTGGGCAATTTAATAGAAATCAGATTATTAGACAAAAATTATGGACACACCGTTTACAGAGAATTGGCCGATACATTGCCAGAAGTTTATATGTTAAGTGATCCTGATTTGGAATTAAATCCAAATCTGCCCAATAATTTTGTTGACATATTGCTTAATTTATCAAACAAACACAAAATATACAAAGTTGGCTTCGCTTTAGACCTGAGCGATAGAGACAAATTCTTATCTTGCACAAAATACACACAAAACAAGGGAATTTATGAATGGGAGAAACAATTTTGGCAAAACAAAATCAATGATGATGCCTATGAATTATATCACGCGGATGTAGACACAACATTCGCATTAATAAATACTAAATATTACAAAGGGAATAATTATGAAGGGATCAGAATAGCCGGAGATTTCACGGCGAAACATTTGCCGTGGTATACTGATTATATTAAAAATAACATACCAGCAAATGAGGTTCAGCATTGGAAAAAAAATAACAAATCATCATCTTTGTTATTCTCATGTATGAATGAATGAATAAATTTAAGAACAAAAAGCGGCATTGGTGACAGAATCCCATGCGATTTTATTATCAAACGCCCATTTTTTCTTAGAGCACGTCGGATTTAATCCTGAACCAGACCACATGTCATTGCTAAAATTTATGGAATCCGAGTCAACATATCCAGGCGTATTTGTTGGTATGGTTGCCAAATGATTGTATTTTCCGGTGCCAGGCGCATTACAAACACCGGGCGTAACAGTATCCGGTGTCCAATTGTCGGGACAACTTAAACTTATTGCCGGATATTTGGTGGTCTTATTGGCATTGCTAATAGTCCATCCCATAAAAGCAAGCAACAAAATTAAGATTAATGAAGCAACTCCCAAAACAATCAAATAAAAAGTATCCATTTGTTATACATTATTCGCACAAACAATTTTCTGTCTCTATTGTATTATCAAACAATGTCTAAATCTCCTGAATTGATGATTTCCCACAATAAAAAAATCCTGGATTTAGCAAGATATAATGGTCGTGTGAATCTCATGGACATGCCTGATCCCCGCATCCAATTTGCCATGGCCGAAAAAGTTGCCATCAAAAACAAGGCCACTGATTACCGTTGTCCCCTATCCGGACAATGGGAAGAGTCAGATCTGTCACGAGCTTATTTTTCCGCCGCCAATATTCAAATTATACAAAATGGCATTCGCGCAGGTGTTTATTCCATGTCCGGATCTAAGTTCACTGTTGCCCCTCAAAATGTAGATACAATTAAGATCATTATGCGCAGCATTTATTTACAATATGCCGAACACAATCCAAAAGACGTTCCTGGTCAAATTGCCGTCATGAACAAATTGGTACTTGATTATGCGGTGCCTTACACATTTAATGAAGCGGTTGGCTACATGAAATATATGGAGGATGTCAGCACCTTAGTTAAGCCATTGGAATTGCCCACGAAAATTGACAAGGATTACAAGAATTTAGAGTCTAATCGTGAGTTTTTTATTGCGCGATAAATATAAGTTTAATCATAACGAAATTTTCGGGATTTTCTTCTGCTTCGCTCGTTGCTCCATGCGCTCGCAGATCCCCTTCGGGGATCACCCTCTAGGGAGCCTCCACCTTTACTTTTGCTTTTATTTAATGGATTATTCGTCATTGTAATTGACATTGCTGGTTCTATGATGGCATCTCGTCTTCTGGTAAATCGTGACATTAAGTTGCGAAAAAACCCAGGTGATGACGCTGAAGCGGTCGGTTTTTTCTTAAGTGTTGTTCTGCTAAATTTTGAGAGTTCATCTGCTTTGCTGTTTATGGGAACAACTGACGGTGTTGAAAAAATATACGAGGTTCTTCTTTTGAAGCCTGGTTTTGATTTTGATTTTAATTTTGATTTTGATGGCATACCTATAAATTATGCAATCAAAAAAATATGAACGCGATTATTTCCTTTGTCTTTTCATAGTTCGTCTTTGTTTTCTGCTTTTTCCGCTTTTAATTCCGCCTTTGGCGGAATACGTGGAACGCATAGAAGTGGTTCCTTTAAGTTTCGGCTCTGGCAGTCCCATCATTTGACGCCACTCTTTAATGGATGGCGTTACAGATTGTCTTTCCCCATGTTCAATGTAAGATCTTGGCGGTGAGATATTGTACCACGCTTTTTTGGCAGTTTTGGTTCTCTTAGTCAAAGCATTTGAAATTCTATTTCGTGTTTTCGCAAGCAACGACACGATTGGTTCTTTATTGGGATTTCTTTGTTTTTCCAATAAAAAACGTTGGTAATCATCCTTTTTCTTTTTCATTTCTAAATATTCTCTTCGTCTCTTCACTTCAAGAGATCGTTGTTGTCTTTCCTTTTCTTCTTTTATTTTTTCTAATTTTGACCGACTTTCTCGCCGCATTATTTTAGCTCTTCGTTTGTCTTTTTTTTTATGTTTTGTAATTTCATCGTCGTCACTATCACTACTACTACTGCTGCTACTACTGCTATCGCTGCTTGACATCTTGATATATATTATACAAAGATTATTCATCATCTTCGTCAGTTCTTAATATTCGGCACATGTTCTGCGCCTCCACATTATTCGCATTCGGACAAAACAAATTGGCAATAATGTCATCATCGCGAAAACGCACACTATATTCCTGTTGAATATTGTTTCGGCCAATGCGTCCCATCGCCTGTATAGTCTTCTGCTGCGTCATCTTAAGTAAGTCCTTTCCAATGAATCCGTGACAGAATTGATAGTTGGTTCCGTATATGTAATCGGACGACGCAATGATCATAAATAGTTGCTTGTTGTTGGCGAGTCTCTTCACGATTTCATTGTAAGAACTGTTGTTGGTGGTTTCACTAAATATTCCGATGCCCAACAAAACCAATACTTTGTGTCCGTCCGCAATTTCTAGACTCATGATTTCTTGAACAGTGGATTGATCTATGTTTGGTGCAAACGCATTCTCCACGGTTTTCGTCTTGTCCTCAGAAACCCATATAGTTTGATGTCCGACAGTGTTTGGAACGTAATTTGTGTCAAATGAAACATATTTCATGTTGGTTTTCAATTCGTTTATTTTATCTTCTGTGCGCTTTGACTTGACAAATAACATCTCATCGGTTTCCGACATTCGCGACGCCTTTCTGGTATCTTTCTTGGTTTCTGTCTTTGTGGATTCTTCATTTTTTATGAAATCCTCTAATTCATAGGTTAGCTTGGCAATTTCTTCAACAATTGCGTTGTTGTGTCTAATCTTGGACATTATTTCGTCCAATGTGTCCTTTGAAATATTGGTTTGCTGAATGTAGAAATTTCCGATCTTGTCTACATCTTCTGTCAAATATATGGTCGGCCCGTCTGTCAGTGTATGGGCATCCACTGTGGTCAATAATATTCCGCCAGATGCGATTGATTTTTCTTTTGCGAGTTCTAGCGGGGTCTTCTGTGGAGGGACAAATACGCTTTTGGTGCGCGAAATTGCGCTTCCCATACTTCCTCCGCCAACTCCACTAACTCCAAATCTTGATGACGACACGGTTTCAATGCTGGACGACTTTTTAATATCAGCAGGAATCAACTTCTTTTCGCCCGGTAAACATCTGCGCAAAGAGTCCTTCATTGCTTTGTAAATAAATGACCACTGGTCCTCGGGAATTTGTCTAAGAAGATCTAAATAATAGACCTTGATGCTATTGATGCGAATGTTTGTGATGGATCCGTCAAAGTATGCGTCCACAACATAATCCTCAGGAATCATATTTGTCCGCGTCAAATGATTAATCATTCGGACAACCTCGGCCAAATCAAAGTAGCGCAACAATGTCTTATTCTCATGACAGTACATGACACATTCTATCATCTTCTCATATTCTTCATGTAGCAAATGAGGGCACACGCAATATCCCATCTTGTTCAGAAGCGTGATTGACTTCTTACAATCATGACTATTGATTTCAGTTACGACCACATTATTGAACTTGGATCGGAAATCATTGATAACCGGCGCCAATTCATCGGTGGTGGGCAGCGTTGCCGATGACAATACCATGTTTGGTATTTTATTTTCCGACCAGTTTCTATGTGTGATTTCATGTAAAATATTGTTCTCATTCTCGTCGTCCATTCCGATCGTGGGTTCATCCCAATAAGTCAGTAAATTATCTTGCTTGTTAAACGCCATCATGTAATACATCGCAATCAAATAAGATTTGACATCGCATATCATGATTTCCACCTTTTGACCATATCCGTTGTCAATCTTACCGATTCCGCCCGATCTCTTATTTATCTTGAAAACGTGCGCCGAATAATTATGGAGACGAATATCCGCGGCAGTTTCGCAACCAAACGCGAACGCCACACATTTGTGTACTGAAATCGCAGACTTGGCCAATGCTATGCCAACGTGACGAGCCGCGCAAACATATATAATGCGATACGAATTGGACAATCCGATGGGTGATAATGTCTTGCCGGTTCCAGTTGGCGCAATATACAAAACCAGATTGGATCGCTTAACTGAAAATTCGGGTTGCGGTTGTAAAACCGTGAATAAACGCTTCTGGTGATCATACAGGGTGATGTCGCCATACTTGTAAATATTGTCGTTCTGTTCAATGAATTCGCAGGCATTAGAAACAACATTGGTGAGCGACATATTCTCGCCGACATGTGTGACCGCCAAATCAATTAATTCAGACACATACTTGTTAATATTTGTCACAGATATGTCGCGCAAATGTGTGAGCGCATAATAGTAGAACCCAAACTTGTTGTTTTTTTCACAAAAGTGTTTCATCATATTGTGGGTTAAATCTAACAGAATAAATTCAATTAGATTTTTCATGTTTTCAGTTATTCTGGCGGAGACATTTTCAATGCGAATGACGTCCATCTTTTTGATCTTCTTGACGGGTTCTTCCTTGATGGAAAATTGCTTAAGTTGTTCGGGAATATTGCGTAATTTTTGAGTTTCTGAAACGATGGATCTGAAGAACTTCACATAAATGAAATTCTCAATGAGATCCGACTTCTCTATCTTGGAATAGTCCAATAGAGATATATTATGATTGTGTTTGACATTGACGTCGTTGTATCCGTCAATGATCATTTTTAGGATTTTTTGTTCATCCTCTGATACTGGTTCTTCAACAGAATCCCATTCTGCCTTAGATAATTTAGGTTGTTGTGAAAAGTTCATTTTAAATAATTCTATAATTTATGTGCTTCAATGTTTAAATTGTTTCGGCAATCAATTTTTTGCGGAATTCACAAAAACCAACTTCAATAAATAAATAAAGACAAAATATATATTTCTCTATCGTTTCCAATGAATAACCTTTTTATTTCTCTGTTTTGTCTTTTGTCTTTTGCTTCCTTTCATAAAACCTCTGCAACATCTTGTAATGTCCTCAGTTTCAGCGGCGGCGGGTCTTTCGGTGCCGTTGAAGTCGGTATTTTAGACAAAATCAAGTTGCCTACCGGTTATGATCTCATTACCGGAATTTCCGCGGGCGGTCTTAATGCCGGGTTCCTCTCCTATTTTCACTCACTTGATAAGACAAATCCGAATATGTTTGCGCAAGGCGTCACCAATCTTAAAAACATCTATGCTGAAATGACAAATGATGATGTTTATGACAGACATTTAGCACAAGTTTCGCGTTCGTGGTCCTACTATGATACTACGCCTCTTCATAAAACCATTGATTCAAAGCTCGCTCCGCTCGCATATAAGGGCCAACCTAAACCCGTACTAATTGGTTCCACCAACTTAAACATGGGTGCTCTACAAATATTTCGCTTTGACGAAGAATCTAAGTTGCGTCAAAGCCAAATTATGATGGCCACCAGTGCCATCCCACTCGTTTTCCCGCCCCAAGTTATTGACGGCTCTCATTATGTTGACGGCGGTGCCATTGCCAACGAGATTCTAAGCGGAATTGAATCGTTTTTACCTACATGTACTGACTTCAATATTACGTTTATTTCTGCTTCGGGCAAATTAGATCCGGTCGCGGCTTCAGAGATAGACACTTTGGAGGAATATGTGCGCCGACTCGCCAATGTGGTGATGACGGATTTCAACAATGAATTAGCAGAAATTAGTGGAATGCCGGATTGCCAATCAAAAGGCGTCATCCATTATTGCTATCCCATCGGAGACTATTTGTCTGAATATTCCTCTATGGATTTCTCCTACGGAAAAGAGTTGTATGATATTGGATACAACCATTTCACTTGCGAAACGCTGAAATATTGTTAGGCTTCTATTTCTTCCATATCTTCCAAATTAATTAAGCATTTGCGTTCCATCTTATCTTCAAGGTCTTCAGGATCACTAAGATCTTCTTTTGTTGCTGCCGATGCTTTTCCAGTAATCACTTTAGGCACATATACTGTTTCCCACGCAGTATCTGTACCCTTGTATGTAGAAGATATAGCTTTTACTATTTCATAGTTTTCCTTCCTATAAAAAGTCTTACGTTTTGCCCACTGTTTCACAAAAGAATCGTGACTGTCCACAATATCCACTACTACTGGCTGGTCATGATCCGACCGCAAAATGCGTCCCACCGACTGCTCTATGTCGGTTTTCGGCGTCACCATGATAAGTGTACAAAGCGTCTTTATATCCAATGCCTCCGCCGCCATAGCATAAGTAGCTATCACCACCTGCTTTGACTCCGTCAGTTTTAACGCGGATTCTTTCATGCCGCCAATGTAGTATCCAACCGTCGCAATTTCGCGTTCTTTTATTGCGTCATGGATGTAGGTCAACACATTCTTATTATGCGCGATAACCATGATTTGTTGTTCGCCATTTTCATCAAACATATCCTTTATGACTTTAATAATGAACTCCGTGCGCGGGGCATAATCACACAACTTGGATATCATAGTGCTGAATGCTGGATTGCCTCGGAAATCATACTCCATTTTGTTAAAAACAGGGTCCGCACAATGATAATGAATCGCGCGCACTTGTACATTCCGCTGTTTCTTGGAGGCAATTTTATAGACAATTTCGCCCAAAAACATCTTGAATACAAACGTGGTGCCGTCCTTACGATCCATGGTCGCTGATAGTCCAAGCGTATATTTAGGAACTATCTTAAATAAGGCACACGAAAACACCTCGGACCCAATATGATGGACTTCGTCAATAAGAACCATTCCAAATGACGCAAAAACAGAGTCGTCATAATCCTTCATTGATAGAGATTGTAACATTCCAATTACAACATCTTTGCCTTCCACGTCAATAATTTGGCCTTGGATGCGCCCTATGCGTGCTGTAGGCAAATACTGATTGATGCGTTCCACCCATTGGTTTAGCAAAAATTCCTTGTGAACAATGATGAGCGTTTTCTTCTTCATGACGGATACAATATTAAGCGCCACTGTTGTTTTCCCGTAACCACATGGCAGATTAACTAAGCCGCCGCTAGTGCCAGTGGCAGATTGCGTGACATTCACATATGCGTTGACAACCTCTATCTGATAGTCTCGCAAAGTGCCTGAAAATGGCACATCAATATCGTCTCCATCGGGAATCTTCATCTGTTTTGGCGGACCGAAATGCGTGACACCGAAGAATCTTGGGACATATATTTTCTGAGTGGATTCACGATAAGCTGGGAAGGTCACGGCAGAGGCCAAATTTATCCCGGGAGTGAAAGGCTTAACCATTAACATTTGTTTAATTTGAGTGATTTGGGTCTCTGATAATTCTGATTTCAAAATTGTGTATCCTTTGGGTCCGACATATGTATTTAGGGTTTTCAGATCTGTAAAAACAGGTTCCGAATTTTCTGTTTTAGGTTTTGGTTTAGGTTTTGATTGTGATTTTACTTGGGGTTTTGATTGAGGAAACTTTTTAAAATTGCGATTCATTGTGGCAGTGTCTCTATTATATTTAGGATTGTTTCTATTTTGTTTCATAAAAACATCTGTGAATATATATTATAAATGAACTTTTCATCCTATTTCACGTCACTGAAAACCACGGAAATTAGCATCCTAATTCTGTTTGTAATTTATTTGATTTTTGACATTAACCCGCCCGAATCCATGGCCAAATATACTGATTCGCCTCTTGGCATGGCAATAATTCTAATTATAACCCTTTACATGTTCATTTCTTTCAACCCTGTTTTGGGCGTGGTGGGCATTTTTGTAGCTTATGAGGTTATTCGCCGCAGTGCTTCTATAAACAATCGCTGGGCAATGCTCAATTTCACACCTTCGCAAGCCAAGAAGGAAGCCGAGTTTGTTCAAATGAACCCGCCTGCTGACCAGACGTTGGAAGAGGATATGGTACAACAAATGGCACCCATTGGTCAAAGTAGTATGATCAGTTACAACACAAGTGAGTACAAGCCGGTTGCACATGATACTCATGGCGCGTCGTTGGCTCTCTAAAGGAAACCCATGGTTTCCTTTGGATCCTTCCTTTATTTTTGTATGATCCTTCCTTTTGATCCTTCCTTTTAAGAGAATCCGACGGTTCACTTAAAATTATTTTATTGGTTTTATTGGGGTTTTGCCAAATTTCTGATAAGCAAGACCAATTATTCCAAGAAAAATCATGTAGCTGTATAAAATAACATCTGCCAACATTTTTTTTTTATCCGAATCCACATTTCTTTTTAGTTTTTTGCCTTTAACCACTTTAATTTTCTGATTTTTTATCCACACTCCGGCAATTCCTAGTGCCAAAATACAAAGTAATCCGAGCGTAATTATGTATTTTATATTGCTCTCACTGTCATAAAAAAAAAATGTGTATTTTGTTTTGTAATATAAATACATCAATGTGATTGTCAAAATAATTCCGTAAACATAATTATAAGAATATTTGTTCCATATTTTTGGTGTTTTATATTTTTTGGGTCTTTCTTCTAAAATTTCGCATTGATAATTCGGTTCTGACATTCAATATATAGTTGGTTAATATTTTATAATTTTTTTCACAAGTAATTCATTCACCCCCATAAATAATAAAAATATCAACAAAATTACTGCGCCCGCATTTAAAAGTGGTTTTAAAATATTATAAATAAATTCATCATCTGAAATAGACCATCCGCTTTTTGAAAAAAAGTCAACCAAATTTGCCATCCAATTCCTAACGCTGGAAACTCCGTCTTGCCAATATTTAAACAATAGATTGACAAAATTCATATTTGAATTTTTCATTTTTTTGTAAATCTCTAATGATAATATCATTGACACAATCGCAATGCTGTAATAAGAACTAATAATAGTGTATTTAAAAAAATCTGAATAATTAAAATTTATTTTAATTGGTTTTGCTTTGCGTTTTTTGCCCCTAAAACTTTCTATATTTTCTATATTTTCCATTTTTTCTTTTTTCAGTTTTAGTTTCCTTAGTTTGTATTTTTTGCCACTCTTATAAATAAATAAATGTGAAAATAATGGAATACATAATATCAATAGACCCCACGGCGGAATTGTTTTATAGTAATTGTAAAAAAGCAATAAAATAATAAGATAAATCACTATAATTAGAACATTCATGTATATAAATTTTGACATTGCGTCTGGTTTCTTTCCAATATCAAATAATGGCGATGGCGATGATGATTTTGTGTTTCCGCAAGACGCAGATACGGAAACAAATTTGTACGTGTTAGTTGATTCGGGTTGTGTATTTTTGTAAGAAGTTGTGATCAACTGTTTGTAAAAAGATGGTTTGATAACAGGTTCAACATAAATGAACTTGTCAATTACATATAATGTGGTTTTCATCGTTTTTTTTTCTGCGATTTGATAATTTATTTCAATATTATTGTATTTTTTGTATGAGCTGCCGATTCCTGTCAATTCATTAATTGTTGAATTCAAGTCAATTAACACAGACGTCTGATTTTTAATCAATTTGTCAACAGATCTCACTTGAGTTTTTTTTAAATCTTTGGCATAAGTGCTCCATGGTCCATTATAATTATTACAAATTGGAATTGCCACACAATTGCTAATATCACTTGTTGTGTTCTTTTGAAAAATTACTAAATAATGTGTTGCGTAATTATCTGGATAATTTGGATCCGATAGAGATGGCAAATTTTCCGCCGAGTTTATAAATAAATTGTGCGCTATGAATTGATCATTGTATAAAGATGATGTGGCAAAATTTTTGCTAATTGGTTTGTTGCCGTTTAAATCATTGTTAAAACTTAAATCAAAAAATATTCTTCCATCAACGTCACTAATTTGTTTTGTTGCCGTCGTTTCTGGATAATATAATTCCACGGTTGTCATGGCTATTTATATATTAAGGATATTATTAGGGAGTGTAATGTCCTATTACAAAATCTGTAAATGTATTTTTTGAATTGTTTGATTGAGGGTTATTATCATTGTTATTGTTGCCGCTATTATTGTTGCTGGTGTTGCTATTATTGTTGTTGCTATTATTATTGCTATTATTATTGCTATTATTATTATTGTTGCTGTTGTTGCTGGTGTTGCTATTATTATTGTTGTTGCTAGTTATAGTGTTTGCGCCAGATTTGGGAGCATCCTCTAATTCTTTAATTCTTGCCAATGCATTTTCCAATTGCGTTTTCAAGTCTCCAGGTGGTGCGTTTGTTACGTTTGTTACATTTGTCACATTTGATGTTTTTTTCAATGCTTCAATTTCTTGAGTTAATCTTTCATTTTCCTTTTTCAAACTATTCAAACTTAAATCAAGCGTTAAAGCTTTGTTTGAAATATCTGTTAAAGCATTTTTATAATATGTTTTTCCATTTGTCAATTTATTAATATACTCTTGCGAATAAGAACTATTTGCATCATGTGGCATTGCTTTTTTATTCTGTAATTCATCAATTTGCGTTTTTAAAGCAGCTATTATCGCTTGCTTATCGGGACTATTTAGGTCATTGCCGTTTTGTATTTGTTCTATTTCTTGATTCAGATTATCAATTTCTTTATCAATATCTTCGGTTGAATCATGAATCGGTAAAATTTCCGTTTTTCTATTCGCTTCAATGGCCAATTCAATTCGCATTTTTAAATCGTTTTTGGCATGATTTATGTCTTTGAATATGTGATCAATCTTACAAGAAACCAGGCTTTTAACCATCAACGACATTTTTTCAAATTCATTTTGATTTTCCATATAGTTTTCATTCATTCGCAATTGCGAATTTATGAAATTAAACTGGCCGGGTGCTTCTTCCATAATTTTATGAGGTATATAATTTCATAAAATTATAAATTTGGCATATAATTGTATTGCGAGGTCTCATAAACAGTCGCCTTAAATGTGTCCGAGTATCCTTCTACATAAACCGTGTCACCATTTGAAATTTCATCGCATCCATATTCGCCTGTGCAACTCTTGCCATTTCGGCTAATCGGCAACTTCGCATTGACATTTCCCGTATTTGACAAGGTATAATATTGCATCTTCTGACTGCGGATTCTGCGACCCATAAGAGGCAATATAAGATCATCGCCCTTGGCCTGGGTCCGCGTCAAAATACCGATTTGTGTGTATTCGCGGCTTTGATACATATGATTTGACGGTGGTTCTGCTAAATTGTTAGAACTCTCTTTGACAATTATTATTTGTTGAGCCGGTTGCTGAGATGGTTGTTTATTTTGCTGTCGTTGTTGCTGATACAAAAAATATCCCAAAAATACAGCTATAACAAATAGCATGAAAAGTGTCATATTTTCAATGCAAATTAATCCAGGTATGCATTTTTTTCCCATTTATATAATAGGATGAGAATAGGTTTCCCTTCCAGCCAATAGGGTTCTCCGCATGGTTTCTAAAGCTGGCGAATAGGAGCAAATGAAATCAATTGTCATCTTAAAAAAAACAACAATCTTGTCAAATATGTAAAACAATAGTAAAATTGGCATTCGGATAATTTTATCCAAATAGATTGTGAGAATGTCTCCTATCCTTCCGAACCATTCTCCTAAATATGTGAATAAATCAGTGATTTTGTTGAATGGAGTTAACATCGGATTATTGTTGTCAAAACCTTCTTTTTTTTTTGATTTGTAATATTCACAAACAATTGTCATGACAAAAATCGCAAACATAATTGATGCCAAAATGATTGATTCTTTTGTATATTCCATACTTAATTGGATATAATATACAATATTATTTTATCGGTTTATTTTTGGTTGGGATAAGCATCCGCCAAAGACGTGAATTTTTCCGTCTTTTTTGACAAGAACGTGTCGGCATTCTTCAATAGAGGTTCCAATGCTTCCATGTTTTTCATAAGTTCTCTTTGTGTTGAAAGTAGTTCTTGAGTCTTGGTTGTCAATCCGTTTGAATCTAAATTACTCAACGCATCTTTTACAGATTTGTCAGTTTCTTTAATTGTGCCTCGGAAAGATTCACTCGGCTTTTCCGTTTCTTCAGTCTCATCCGCAAACTCTTCTGTCTCGTCTTTGTCAGCAAATTCTTCTGTTTCATCTTTGTCAGCAAATTCTTCTGTTTCATCTTTGTCAGCAAATTCTTCATCCTCATCCTTAAACCCTTCAGTCAAATTTTTTCCATATCGGATCAAATGAGTTATCACAACCGCCAGAATCAAAATTACCACCATGTTCTTACTAAAAAACGATATCAAGATTCCCACAACAAAGAAGATCATCACCGATTGAAGATCCCCCTTCTGGTAAAAATGAAACACGTCAAACACCGCAAAAAATAACACCAAATACAAAATCCATTTGTTTGTCAAAATGCCACCCTTAGCTGAAGGCAACAATTCGGTGATTCTTTTACTCATAGAGTCCATCTTTTTAACAATAGGTGAAGGCATTATATTTTACAGTCATATAATATTATGCTAAAATGTCAAATAATTAAATAAATAAAATATGAATTAGAAAAAACAGAAATACTAATATATCAGAATGCCCAATCACAGCATCAAGAAGAAAAGAATCCAACAAAATAATGTGACAATTGATGAAAAACATTCTCAACTGCTTGATGAATTCCGCACGATAGAGACCGAGACCGTTCCTAATATGGAATCGGAGAAAGCCGATCTCAAAGAACAATTGAAGAATTTACATGAAGATGATATTGATGTGCGCATGGAAATCAAAGACCGGATCCGCGATTTAACCGCCGAAATCAAACAATTAAAGATGAAAAAGAACAACTATCTTTTGGAAAATGTACAATATGTCTTTAATTATTTTGAGGAGAAAAAGAAGATCTCTATCGGAGAGAGTTCAAACAAGAATGTTCTCAATTCGTTTTTTAAAGTGAAACCCATGGAAAATGTCCTAAACGATCCGAAATATAACAACTCCCGGCAATTCTATCAAAACTATTGGCGCAATGTCAACAAAGATATGTGTAATATGGGCGATTTTTCTGTATCCGTTGACATGTGTTCACGATGTTCCGTGGGCGAATTGATACCTCAGGATGAAGAGGGGATTTTGATATGTAATAACAAATTGTGCGGCGTCTATGTTCAGCACATTGTGGACAATGAGAAGCCGACTTACAAGGAGCCGCCAAATGAGGTTACCTACAATGCCTACGTGCGGTTGAACCATTTCAAGGAGATCTTATCGCAATTCCAGGCCAAAGAAACCACGCAAATACCGGCGGATGTGATGGACAAGATCAAGAAGCGGATTAAGAAGGAGCGCATCCAGGATTTGGCGACGGAAATCAATTATGAAAAGATGCGCGAGATTCTGAAAAAGCTCGGATTTAACCGATATTTTGAGCACATCCAATACATCAATTCCATATTGGGAATCAAGCCGCCGATGATGAGCGACGAATTACAAGACACTTTGTGTATCCTGTTTATTGAGATCCAGGAGCCATGGGCCATTCACTGCCCAGCTTACCGAACCAATTTCTTCAATTGTACTTATACCCTGTTTCAGTTGTGCGTTTTGCTGGATCAGACGCAGTATTTGCCCTACATTCCTATGATGAAAGACCGCGAGAAACAGTTGGAACAAGATATGGTGTGGAAGAAAGTGTGCGAGACTTTAGATTGGGAGTTTGTGGCGACGGTTTAATAAAACCCCCTACAATGACGGCATGTTTTTCTATTGTTCATTTTGCCTTTTTTGGTTTTCTTGCTTTTTTGTTGTCTTAATTTTTTGGATTTTCTTTTTCCTCCCAATACCTTTAACGGCGCAAACGGTTTATTCACGCCAACAATTGCTTTTATTTCATCAATTGTTTTAACTTGGTTTGTGTCATTATAACTTTTAACTAAATCTTGATAATAATTGTCTGTTTTTCCGTCTTTGCTTAATGCTTTTATTTCATTAGATTTTTTTGCGTCTTCAGCCGTTGTAATTTTTCCAAGTGAGTTCAAAGAACAAACGCCACATCCAAATTTATTTGTTTCAATCCGTTCAACATAACTTAGTGGTATGTTTTTTATTTCTAATCTTTTTGTGGAGCTTTCAGGTCTATATCCATTGCTAGTATCATTGGCAATAAAAACAACGGCGTCTTGTCTATATATTAATGGCACTGTCGTGCAATGAGGTTGATGTCCACTGGCAACAAAATCAATAGACGATTCTGACATTTTTTTTAACAAATCATTATTTACATTAAAGTCTAATTTACATCCTCCATTTAAAGCGCATGACGCAATGAATGAATAATAATTGGGCGATCCGGTTAATCCCATTGCTTGTAATAAAATATAAGAACTGCTTGGCAATCCAGCATCATCAAATTTTAAACTATCTGTTAGTAATTTATTGTGAAATTCCAAAACCTCTGTCAAAGATTTATTTGAATTATTTTTTGTTGGTGATGTTTGTAATGCTTGTTGCGCTTGAGATATTTTTTGATAATAATTATCAAATGTAATTGGAGTTTTTTCCAATTCTGTTAAAATGTCCTCATAATATTGTGTTTCAGATAATATAAAAGATCCGGATTTAGTAAATCCGCCAGCATGAGACAATAACACTTTATAATCCGTATCATAAATTGCTATTTTTGCCATTTGAAATAATTTTCGGCAATTTGAAATAAACTCAAAATCATCACCCTGTAAATCATCCTTGTCTTCAACTGATGAATTAGTTTGTGCTAACACATTTGCGTTGAATGCTTTTAATAAAACATAGGAAAAATATGATTCTTGATTTTCATTAAATTTTGGTAATTCAAATCCATCGCCAATTTTATTAATTTTCAAACCAAGTTGATCTGTTGGGTCATACGCAGGAGGTCCTGCTCCCATGGTGGTTTTCAGAATCAATTTCATTCTTTCCAAAACAACTTTTTGATTTACAATTGAATTTATGTCTTTACAAGGCCAAAAAAGTTTTTCAGTATTAGACGGACACCCCTTCAAAGATTCATTGAATTCATAAATAAAGCGCAATTTATTAACATCTCTATTTCCAAGAATAACATGAACTTTTCCAGGATTTCCTTCTGATAATTTAACAATTTCATTAATAGAGTTTACAACGTCGGAACCTTTATCAAAATAATCTCCCATGAAAGCAACTTTATTATTTTTATCTTTTTCTTTTAAAAATCTACTTAAAGCTTGAAATGTTGTTGTTTTGCACAATACCGTTGTTTGCTGGACTTTAACTGGCGAATTAGTGTCAAATTCCGCACAACCTTCTAAATCAGAAATCATCAATAATTTGCCTGGAGTCGTCATTATAAATAATATTGAGAAATTTCACCAGCATAAAATATTAATATAATATATCAGAATGCTCGGAAAGAAATACCACATAACAAAATACGAAGACGCATATAAAATCGCGCGTCCATACATTGATGCTTCTCAGCGCATGTTTTGTATAAAAGGTGATGCGAAATGTAATCAAGTCATGGATTTATTTAAGAAACATAAGGAACAGGTCCCTAGACACGCGACTTCGTCGCGATGGGCCATGACCGATGAGGCATTACAAAACACCCTCAAATATATTTTCTTCAAGCTTGCCCACAATTGTTACATGTTGTGTGTAGACGAAACCGGCCAACAAATGTATCGGTTAAAACATTCAAAAACATCCGAATCATTTGATAAAGCCGTTCAGGACCAATTAGCTACTTTAGACTCAAATAAACTAATTACCGAACGCCAACGCACAAAAATTCGGTCAGTCGCTTCAAATCCTGTCCGAATCATGCAGTGTATTCTAAAGAATTATGAAGAAGGCGTGGAAGAAGAGGAAGAAGAGGAAGGAGAAGAAGAAGGAGAAGAACAAAACGAATATGTGGATTTGTTGAAAGACTTATCCTTGCCATACGGCGTTTATATCTTGAATTTGACTGACGCAGTCATACTTCACCGAAGTGGTCGCGAGCCTTTTCCCATGTTAACCGGCGACCTGCCTCTATCCAACGAATTCAGAAACACAAAACAAATCCCCATATTTAGCATTTCTGGGCAAAAAGCGTACAGTGATATCCCCATTCCAAATTATGACGATATGTTTATTGTCATGGGCATGAAAGACATGAAGTTTGACGAGTATGAAACTGATTGGAGCAAGAAGAAATACAACAAAGCCGTATTTCGTGGTGGGCCTTCGGGGTGCGGATACACCACCGAGACAAATCCGCGAATTCGTTTAGCGGCAATGAAGTCGCCTCTATTGGACGCCAAATTAATAGGCAAGGGCAAGACCATTGATTCCAATTCTATTAAATTTGATCCAGTTCACGGTTTAGGAATGCTTAATACGGGCATCGCCGCGTCAAATCAGTTTATGACGATGGCGGAACAGAGTCAATACAAATACATCATTCATGTAGATGGAAACGTGAATGCTTACCGTTTGCTAACAACTATGATGACCGGATCGCTGATAATTCGTGTGGATGGGCCGTATTTGTCGTGGGTGGATCAATTGATTAAGCCAAATGTTCACTACATTTTAGTAAAAGCGGATTTGTCGGATTTGCTTCAAAAAATCAAATGGTGTGAGATGTCGCCCAAATCGGCGCAAAAGATCGCAAAAGCCGGATATGAATTTGCCAAACGGGCATTGACGCGGGAATTTGTGAATGAAACGATAGAGAAGACGTTTTGGACAGTTATGCCTTTGCTAATAAAACAGCGGTCAAGTGACACAAGAAAGATTAAAAGAAAACCTAAATCTAAGAAATTTAGTCCCAAGTCGCCGGCGTTTTCGCCTCCACCTTCTCCCCCGCTCTTTAGTCCCAAGTCGCCCATTTCTCCTCCTCCTCCTTCTCCTAATAAATTTGTGAGACCTCCTTCGCCCGATTATACGCCTCCTCCTTCTCCTAATAAATTTGTGAGACCTCCTTCGCCTGATTACACGCCTCCTCCATCGTCTGATTCATCGGATTACACAAAACCATTATCAGATTCGCCCGATTATACAAAACCGCCTTCTCCTCTTCGCTCGTTGCTCCCCTCCGGGGAGCCTCCGACGCCTTCCCTCGCAGATACCATTTCGTCATCGGACAAAGTAAGTCCTCTCATGAAACCGATTACCCCTCCCGTTAAAAAATCGCCTCCGCTTCGCTCGTTATCATCGGAGGAAGATATAATAGAGTTGCCACCCGGAGCAAAGAAATGTCCCGATGGCTACAAAGGGTTTACACAGAATGGTAAAAAGATGTGTAGACGCAAAACCGCAAAAAAGGCAAAATCAACAGCTGAAAAATAAAACAATTATGTATATGTCAAACAAACCGATTCATCTATATTCAAATCCGACCCAAGTGCGTCGTCTTGCTAAAAAATACCTAGGAAAGACGGCAAAAATTAGTCTTTCCACAAAAAAAGAAAAAAAGTATATGGTTACGGCACCGGATGGCAAGATTGTGCATTTTGGACAAATGGGATACGAAGACTTTACAAAACATAAAAATAAAACACGGCGAAAAAACTATTTGACAAGGTCGCGTAAAATTAAGGGCGACTGGAAAAAGAATAAATATGGCGCAAATATTATGGCATCTCAGCGCAGCTGAGATATCCCCAATATCACTGTTGCCTTTGACAACACAAATAATCTAGCAATACATTTGTTGTGGTGATTCGGACAAATAAAATCCCAAATAATAATATAAACATGAAATATTATTATTTGAATGAATGGTTTGAAGTCTCAAGCGATAGAGAAAGTGTCAAAAATCAATATATTTCTCTATTGTCTCAATTGACAACCGCTGAAGACATGTCGGTTGAAAAATTTGAAGAATCCATTCGCAAAATATGTGAAATCGGAGACGTCATTTTATGCATTGATGATCAAAGAATAGTTGGAACAGGCACCATCATATATGAACCCAAAATAACACACGGAGGCAAATCAGTTGGTCATATAGAGGATATTATAGT